TATATATTATATATTAATAATATAAATACGGCAGTTACGAAATACATAAAAAATTATGAGATATAAACAACAAACACAAACAAAGTTAGATGCTATTAATAATCAACTTTTAACAATTGTAAAAGGCTTAGATACCCGCACATTAAGTGCTGATGGTGTAATTGAGATTATACAACAAGTAAGAAAAAAAGTTGAGGATGTAAATTCTTTAATTGAACTAGAGCCTGCAGATTATCAATAAATACAATTTGATGATCATATAGCTATGATTTATTGTTATCTAATAAAAGATACCAGATATCAAAAATCATTTAAATTTTTATTTAAAAACGTAAAATCTTCATTTTAATTAATGGAGATTTTTTTTTGAATCGTTACAAATTTTCTTTATATTAATAATATGAAAGCAATAAAATACAATCCGTACGCTAGTATTAATAATACAGAAGAAAGTCCTGAAACTGTACAAATAATATCAGATGAATCTGACTTTGATATTAATACTCCAGAATATCTATTTAAACAAATAGAATATGGATTTAATATTGATGATGAAGTTATTTATCTACATGGCCCTATTAAAGATGGTGAAACATTATATAATATAATGTCAGCTATCAGAGTATTTTCAAAATATCGTACAGAAGAAGAAAAAAATCAACCAATTACAATTTCAATAAATTCAAGCGGTGGTGATATTTTTGAAATGAATGGAATAATTGATTATATTCATTCATTACCATTTAAAGTTAATGTAGTTTGCAGAGGACAAGCTTGTTCAGCAGCTGCATGGATATTAGCAATGGGTACTGGTATTAGGGCTATGAGCAAATATTCTACATTAATGTTACATGAAGGATTTTATTCTATGGAAGATAAATTTCATAGTATGAAATCATCAATGCACTACTTTGATCATTTAGAATCAGTAGGTCTGCAAATGTTAAAAGATAAAACCGGAATTGATACAGAATTCTGGAAAGAAAAATGTAAAGTAGATTGGTACTTAACTGCTGAAGAAGCTTTAAAATTAAAATTAATCGATAAAATATTATAAGTTATGAATTTTACAGAACAACAATTAGTAGATAACTGGAATAAGTTTATTTCACTTATCGAAACACACATTGAAGAACCTAGAAAGTCTGCATTAATTAAAATGTATGATGAGTTTCAAGAAGATTTAATGTTAGCCCCAGCAGCTGGAAATGAAAATTATCATAATTGCTTCGTAGGTGGTTATATTGACCATGTAATTAGAGTAGTTAATTGTGCAATTGAATTGTCTGAATTTTGGGGTAAAATGGGCGCGAGCTTAAATGGATTTACTAAAGAAGAATTAGTATTTTCAGCAATTAACCATGATTTAGGTAAAGCCGGCGATGTTAAAATGCCATATTATGTACCTAATCCATCAGAATGGCATAGAAAAAATCAAGGAGCGTTATATGAATTGAATACTCAATTACATTATATGAAAGTCCCTGATAGAAGTTTATTTACATTGCAAAAATATGGTATTTCAGTTACTGAGAATGAATATTTAGCAATTAAGCTTCATGATGGTATGTATTCAGATGCTAATAAAGGTTATTACATGGCATTTAAACCTGAATTAGGATTAAAATCTAATTTATGTTATATTTTGCATCATGCAGATCATTTAGCATCTAGGATAGAACATGATAATAAACAGCCAAAAGTAGTTCCAATAACAGTTGTAAAAAATAATCCAAAGCAATCAACAGCAGCTGCGTTTACTAATGCATCTGTAGATGATATGTTTAAAGATTTCTTTAAATCATAAATTATGATATATACAATATTAGTTTTAATAATCTTTGGATTATTTTTTATAATCTATAATTTACTTAATAAAGTAGAAAAATACGAGGAACGTATTTTAGATAAAACAGATGAAGTTGAAGAATTGTTAATTAAGTTTAATGGTATCTTAGCTAAGATGCGTGAGATTGATAGTAAAAAAATGTTTGAAGCTGATGATGAAGTAGGCGCTACATTTGAAATGCTAAAAAGTCTTATTGAAACTTCTTCTGAATTAATAAATAAATATACAATAGAAGATGACAGTACCAGCAGTAATAGATAAAAAAATTGGATTTTTAAATTGCAGGCATGGAAGTATACAGATTCATATTCTGATTTATCAAATGATACGATTACGTTTCTTTGTGAAAGATTAAGTAAATATGTTCATGCAAATGGAAAAGCATTTTCTTACTTTTCAGTAATTGCAAGAAACTATCTTATTTTATTTATAAAAAAGAGTCATCAAAAATTAAAAAGTAATGTTGATACTGAGAATATTGACATTGAAAGAAATTTAATGAATGAAGAATCTTATAAAGAATTTGTTGAAGAAACATATGATTTTGTTGAGGAGTTTATTTCTTTCGTAGATATAAATTTACCGATATTATTTGATTCTCAAAAAGAAATGATGGTTGCTGATTCGATATTAGAATTATTTAGAACTCGTGATAACATTGAAAATTTCAATAAGAAAGCATTGTATATTTTAATTAGAGAAAGAACGGGATTAAAGACTCAAATAATTACTAAAACAGTAAATGATGTAAAGACGATATATGACTTATTATATAAGCATTATCAAATATTTGATAGTATTAAAATTAACCCGTATAAAGTTCAAGAATTAATTCGAATGCAAAAGATTAAGTCTAAGAGATAATTATTTAAAAGATAACTATGTCATCGATACACGATTCTATATACGGTAAAACTACTTTGGCTGATGTATTTAAAGAAATACATGGTAACCAAAAAGAAAAAACAAAACAAATTGATAATTTAATACAGCAGCTATCACCACTCGTTAAAAGTGTAAATGATGCTGCTGTAATCATTCCTTTAATTAAGGAATATTTAGAAGTAGGCGTTAAGAATGATGAGCAGTTAATTAAAATGACTAGCGTTGTTCAACGTTTACTATCTGCTGAGTCTAAGCAGAAAGCTGAATTAGCATCTTCAGATTTTATTTTATCTCCTGAAGAATTAAAACAAATTCAAAGCGACTTAAAAGGTATTAATCAAATTAATAAAGACATTGAAGAGTCTTTATCTAAGCCACTTAACTAATGTTTAAATCTGCAGAGGTAATAGAAGTTATTTTAAAGGATAATATTCAAAACTATTATACTGTTCGATTTAAATTTTTAGATCAGCCGGGTAATAATGACGAAAATACTAATACAGCATTACCTTTAAATGCTCATATTAAATCAATTCCTGTACCGGGAGAAATAATATTAGTTGTTACTGCAGCATCTTCATTTGCTGGAAATTTCAGATTAAATGAAGGTACATTTTATTATTTAACTACAGTTAATATTCAATCTAATATTAATTATAATGGCGTTCCTACTTCTGGAAATGTACCTCGTACAAATGGAACTAGTTATTCTAATGCAACATTAGGAGCATCATTTGCAAATTCTACTACGCAAAAAGAACGAACTAAAAAAACATTTAAACCATTAAATGGTCAAAATGCATTACAATTATTTGAAGGCGATGTTTCAATTGAAGGTCGTTCTGGAAATTCTATTAGATTAAGTTCTACAATTAGTCCTAGTTCCGATGTAACGAAACAACCAACTTGGTCTCTAGGCAATGCCGGAGATCCTATACTAATCATAACTAATACTAAAAAGAATTTAGCTACAAATGGATTTAGAATTGAGGATATTAATAAAGATGATTCTTCTATTTATTTAACTTCTACTCAAAGAGTACCTATAAAATTATCTGGTCCACAAACTATAACTACATTAAAAATTGGAACTGCTGCAAATTTATCTGGTAAACAAATAATAATGAATTCAGATAGAATTGTATTAAATGCAAAAAAGAATGAAATATTTTTATCATCAGTTAATGGTATTTCACTTTCTAGTAAAAAAGATATAGTATTAGAATCTTCTTCAGCAATTACATTAAGCGCACCAAAAGTTAATTTAACATCAACTGCATTATATTCAGCTGTTAATGGAGAACCATTACAGAATATATTAACCCAAGTAGTAAGTATTATAAATGGATTATTACCCGGGTCTTTATCAGTTGCTCAATCTCAATTATTATTACCAGCCGGGAGTCCAGGTTCTTTATT